AAGAAAAAGTAGCAACGGGTCACATAAAAATACGTGACATTAAATCAATTGAACCATGAATAATGAACCAGAGGAGTCGTTATGCATTCAATCAAACCAAGCTTACTCAAACAAGAGATACAAGCTAATAGACAAGTTGGACTAAATACAATGATCTGGGGTGGCCCAGGCATTGGTAAGTCCGAAATTCCTTCTCAGATAGCAGAATCAAGTGGCGTTAAATTACTTGATTTCAGAGCCAATCTGTTTGACCCCGTCGATGTCAGAGGTATTCCTTACCTCGCTAAAATGAAGGAAACCGCTAAACATTTTACACGTTGGGCTGTGCCTGATGTATTCCCTATTACAGAAAGGGATGGAGAAGAAGGTATTTTTCTCATCGATGAATTACCTACAGCCCCACCCGCTACACAAAATGCGTTTTTACAATTATTAATCACACGAGTAGTCGGTGATTATAGAATTCCAGATGGGTGGTCAATTATTGCAGCCGGCAATCGGTTAACTGATGCTGCGGCTGTATACCAAATGCCATCACCTGTTAGGAACAGGTTAGCCCACTATGAACTCGAAGCAGACCTAGACGATTGGGTAGAATGGGCCGTATCAAACGGAGTTGATACATCCCTGGTATCTTTTATTAGATATCGTCCTAATCTTCTCTATAACTTCAATCCGGAAGACTACGCTTTTCCGACTCCTCGGAGCTGGTCTTATGTAGATAAGAGATTGAAGTTACCCAAGGTAAATGAGGAATCTCTATTTTATGGAGTTTCTGCATTGGTTGGGGATGGTGCTGCAGGAGAGTACATAGCCTTTAGACAAATCTATACAGAACTACCTGATATAGATCATCTAATTGATAACCCGCATACGTACAAGGTAGATGATAATCCTGCCGTTATGTATGCCCTTTCAGGTGCTCTGGCAGCTCGTGCTTGCGATGCAAAAATGGAAAATATCATGAAGGTAGTTAAAAAATTACCCACTGAGTTTCAAGTCATCACAGTTAAACAATCGCTTATTAAAGATAAATCCATTATTCAGCATGATGCAATTGATCAATGGGTATCTCACAACTCAACAGTAATTTTATAGGGGATCATTATGAGTACTGTACGAATGTCTGATTATCTTAAACAAGAGATAATTACCGCTTTTAAAAATTCTTTCGACAAAGCTAATCCTCCATTAGAAGCCGATCCTAAGTACGGGGACTTAGTTTACAACGCTCATATAGCCCCTGGTGTTACGGCTCTTCTGGAAGTAGCGAACAGAGAACTAGCGGGTCTATCTGATCCAGATGCTATGTTCATCAAAGAAAGTAGCATCCATCTTATCGCTCCAATGACAATGTTCGCTGCTACCTATGATCCTAATAAGAATACACGCTCAGTCGAATCAAAACTAAAGGAGGATATGAATGTTCGTGCTCCTCTTTCTACTGAACGATTGTTTCCGATTGCTTCCCACAGAAGATCCTACGGTTACACAGAATCAGCAACATTTGTTATACCTAGGCACGAAGACGCAAACGTTGAGTATATTTGTGCCTGTATTGAACATAACAGCAAACTAGAGGCTAAAAAAGACATTGCCGCAAGTAGTGTTGGAAATTTATTAAATACATTTTCTACACTTAATCAAGCACTAAAGGCATGGCCTGCTCTGTCTAAATTAGTAGACCCAGACAAAGTTTCTAAAGTACACACCAAACAGGAGCGTAAACGTAAGCAAGAATTACAAAAAGAAATGGCCGATGAAATAGTTATTGATAACGAGTTAAATAAAACCATCCTCACGGGTGAGTTATTAGGAGATGAAAGCTAATGGAAGCAGATGGATTAGAAGAATTCACAAAAGCACGATCACAATTGATCTTAACAAGTCCATTCTTTGGGACTCTAGCACTACGCTTAAAACCTATCCCAAACGTGGATATAGAAACAGCGCGTACTGATGGTGAGTGCATAGAATATAACCCTAAGTGGTTTATAAAACTACGCGAACAAGAGCGTATTGGTCTTATTGCACACGAAGTAATGCATGTTGCTTTAATGCACATGTTACGGCGAGATCATAGAAACCCAGTTAAATGGAACGTAGCTGGAGATTATGTAATCAATGGCGCTCTACTAAAAAGTAAGTTCATCTTGCCTCATACAGAGCTTATTGATCCTCAGTACGACAACATGTCAACTGAAAATGTATACGCTTTATTGCCTGACGATATTCTGAATGGCACTCGTCCTGGAGACATTCTATTGTTGGGAAGCGATGATCCTGGGGGGTGTGGCGGTGTAATCGACCATCCTTCTATATCTAATGGCTCTGCTAAAGGTAAATTCGAAGCAGAGATTGAAGTTGCAATACAGCAGGCTGCAGAAGTTGCTAAAGCAATGGGTAAGTTACCCGGACATTTACAAACACTTATTGAAAAAGCTTTAGCTCCAAAAATAGACTGGAAAATGACATTAGCTCGTTTCCTACGGGCTAATAACAAATCAGATTTTACATGGGTTAAACCCAATCGTAGATTTGTATCCAGAGGACTTTACCTTCCTTCTCTACATACACCATGCCTCGAAGAGATTGCAGTTGCAGTAGATACTTCAGGCTCAATTAGTGAGGAGGAGTTACTTCAATTCACTGGCGAAATTACTTCTATTCTTCATGATACTGACCCAGAACGTATTCACTTCTTGCAGTGTGATACAGAAGTACGAGCCGATGACGAATACACGAGAGAATCCTTACCTCTTAAAATAACGTATAGAGGTCGAGGTGGTACTTCTTTTTCTCCTGTTATGGATCACATAACTACAGAACACCCAGGAGTATCTGCTCTTGTGTATCTTACCGATTTAGAGTCAACCGATTTCGGAGATAAACCACACTATCCAGTTTTATGGATAACTACATCAAGTACGGAGGCACCCTATGGGGAAGTCGTTCAACTATAAAGAGCTCTTAAAAGAGTACAAAGATTCAATTTTAATTGGGTCTAGTATTATTTTAGGATTGGTCGCACTTGCATCAACTATGCACCATGTCATCACTTTGACTACGGTACTATTTCTTGTGGGTGTGTGTGCATATCTATTACTTAGGGAGTAAAAAATATATGAGTCCTACTGTTATATCTGGCATTACAACTGCCTTGTGGATATTAATCGAAGCCATACAGTTTGCTTACATGGCTTATCTAATATGGAGGGGAAGAACTGATGTTACTCATAGGAATATTCAGCGCGTTAGGACTGCTTTTGCTTGCGCTTAAAGCTGGTGGACGTAAAACAATAGGTCATGACATCGTTATCGACATCATGATTACCGTTACTTTAATGGTCTGCTTCTATGGCACTTTCAGTGGCATGGCTGCGGCTATGGTTGGAGGCTTATGTGCCTCTGTTGTTTTGTTCATTATGAAGAAAACCATGCGCCATGAAAAACTGGCTTTGAAACAAAAAAAGTATAAATTTTTTAAAGCAAGCGTTTCAGGGCCTACAGTTACTTGGGAAGAATACGAACCAGATTGGAGATAAAAATTATGGGATTTGATGTATATGGCGTAAAGCCAAAACTAGTTGGAGAGAGGCCCGAGATTAATTGGGATTTAGCACTCTCTGAAGACAAAACTAAATACTTCGATGCTTTAACCAAATTCGAAAACGATAACCCAGGCTACTACTTCCGTAACAACGTTTGGTCATGGAGACCACTCTGGCTTTACATCTGCGAAGAAGTTGCACCTGATATCTTAACCGAAGAAGATAAAGAACGTGGTACTTACAACGACTCACATCACATCAACGCTATTAAAGCTAACTACATTGCGGACAAAATAGAAAAGATTGATGCCGCAGGCGAGCTTGATGCATTCGAGAAAAAGTATCGAGCAGACTTGGCTGCTTTAGACAAAGTGACATGTGAGCACTGTAATGGTTCTGGTATACGTGATGACCAGTACGTACGAGGTAAATGCAACGCTTGCGACGGAGGATTACGCGAGCCTTGGGCTAAAAGTTATCCTTTTGATGCTTCAAATGTCCGTGAATTTGCCCGATTTGCTCGAAACTCAGGAGGTTTCGAAATAAGTTAAAACTTTAAAACAAATCGAGGCTATAACAATGTTTCATTGGCAATTTTATCCAACAAAAGCTAAATGGGAAACAAAACATTTTATAGAGCATCTAGTTCCACCTAGTATTACTAAACCATCTAGTGCTTGTATGTATTGCAACAAACCATTTAAGCCTAACTACCGTAAGAACCAAAAATATTGTTCTCGAGAGTGTGGCTATGCTAGCTACAACGGAAAACAAGAAGGTTAGAACAGCATAAAAAAAGGGGCTACTAATCAAAATCAGTAGCCCCTCCTTTCCTTCTAAGCGAGGGGAGGAATCTAAGAAGGAAAGCGTAGTACCAAATTAGGACATTACGTAAGATACGCGTATATCGTAATTGTTCCCGCTGCACTTGTAGCAGGCGCAACTTGTACATGGACGTCAATTGTATCGTCCGCTGCAAAGTCCAATGGGCCTGCTGCAAATGCCGTACCAGCATCTTCATCCGCAGAAAATACGTTAGCTATAACGAAACCACCTGCTTGACCAATAGTTGAACCATCAACAATGTCATCAGAAGTAGATGCCGTAGCAGTGTCACTGTTACCGTAACCTACATCCAAAACAATGGCCGGCGACCCACCCGTATCAATATCAGTAACCGCCATTCGTATGCCATGCAAAGTCTCACCTGCAAAAACATCAAGACACTGAATTACATCATCCACCACTAAAGTGCCCGTTGTAATTGTAGCCTTACGCACAAACATGCCGCCTGAAGGGAAATGCTTGTATGCTTGGTTCCCTTCGACATTACCACTTTTAGTTAAATTTGCTATTGTAGCCATTAGCTGACTTACCTCTTTATTGGGTTAAAAATTAGTACAGTTTTTGACCATAAGGGGTTTTGTAAATAAGTCAAGTCTCTTCTATAAGTCAATAAATAAGGAGTATTTATGGCTACTTATGTGTATGTCAAAAGGAATAAGAAACGCCCTTATTCCTATCCAGACGAAGATGCGCCACACATCCAATTCAAATTAGTATCTCTTGGTACGGCATTTAATATGGTGCATAGCAAGCAAATTGGTTGGGAACGAGCTAAGAAAGGCGATTACGAACATTGGCTTACATTACCCAGGAGGGGAAATGAGTGAACAAATTGTATTTAGATTTTGAAACCTTTTACGACGTGGGTTATTCCCTCACCAAGATGACCACCGCGGAATATGTACACTCCCCAGAGTTCAAAGTATGGGGAGTAGGCGTCAAGTGGAACGATAACATCGAAAGTGAGTGGTATAACTTCGAAGAAATTCCAGATTTATTTGCACAATACGACTGGGACGAGCTGGCTGTTGTATGTCACAACACTCTTTTTGACGCTTATATTCTTACACAGATATATCACGTGTTCCCTAAGTATTACTACGATACTGCAGCTATGAGCCGCGGGTTATACCCCAACGAATCCGCAGCGCTGAAGAACGTATGTGTACGTTTATTTCCTACAGATCCTTCGTTTCGTAAAGGAGAAGAACTAGTCAATGCCAAAGGTATACGAGACCTAGACCCTGAACTCGAGGCTAGTATCGCTGGTTATTGTATCCAAGATGTCGATTTAACATATGGCATATTTCAAAAAATGGCAGAAGATTATCCCTCGAGTGAACTAGACCTAATAGATATGACGGTCCGTATGTTTGTTGAGCCAAAAATAGTCTTAGACCGTGGACTTTTAATCCAGCACAAAGAACAAGTGGCTACTGAAACAGCACAAAAAATAGAAGAAAGTGGCGTAACACGAGAAATTTTAGCTTCTCAGCCTAAATTTGCTGCATACATTGAATCTCTGGGTGTTACCCTACCGACTAAAAAGAGCCCACGGACAGGGAAAATAATCCCTGCGTTCAGTAAAAATGATTCTGCATATGTACAAATGACCAAAGCTTATCCTGAACATCAAGCAGTTTGGGATGGTCGAGAAGCTGTTAAATCACGAATCGAAGAAACCAGAGCTGAACGGTTCTTGTCTGCAGTAAACCCAGACGGTACGTTTTCTGTCCCACTACGATATTACGCAGCTCATACTGGTAGATTCGGTGGGGCAGAGAAAATTAATTTACAAAACCTACCGCGGGGCTCTAAATTACGTAGCGCACTTACAGCTCCACCCGGCAACTATTTGTACGTAGCTGATTTATCCAACATAGAAGCTCGGATGTTAGCTTGGCTAGCTAATGAAGAAACTCTACTACTTGCTTTTGCTGGGGGTGAAGATGTTTATAGTCAGTTTGCATCTGAAATATATGGACGTCCTATCAGCAAAGCGGACAAGCTGGAACGTTATGTAGGTAAAACTGCCATCCTTGGTCTTGGATATGGTATGGGTAAAGACCGCTATCAAGACACACTTAAAAATGGGTCTCCATCTGTAGATGTCACTGACTCTACAGCGCTTACGATCGTCAATCAGTATCGTGCTATGTATCCAAATGTACCTAAACTTTGGAACGCATGTAAGCAAATGTTATATGCAATGCTTCACACAAATCAGCACGTACCTAAATACGGGCCCTTAGAGATTGTACATACTGCCATCAAACTACCTAACGGTATGTACTTAAAATACCCCAATCTTATATTTTCAGGTGGGGAATTTGTATACAATTCTAGCTTCAACAAAGCTCCAATACGTACGCATGGTCCTAGGCTTTGCGAAAATATAGTTCAAGCTTTATCTCGAATAGTTATTACTAATCAGATGCTCATGATAAAAGAGCAACTACCTTATTTAGACGTAGTCTTAACTGTACATGATGAGATTATATGTTCCGGCTCCGAAACAGAGGCTGAAATAAACTTAGCCAAGATTATGGACATAATGAAAAAGCCTCCAGAATGGTGTAAAACATTACCTCTAGATGCTGAAGGGAACTATAGCAAAGTCTATGATAAGTAGATGAGTAATTTAATACTAACAAGAAAAAAACAGGACGCTGTCGTACTTTATAAAGAAGTATATGAAGCAGGTTCATTACGGAATGAAGTTCTATGTGAGATTGTAGTTACCTCTCTAAGAGAAAAACAAGTAAAGCTAGCTTTCAAGGCAAACAACAATATCAAAATAGACCGTAGAGAAGTATATGAAAGAGGTGAATGAAAAAAGAGGAGAGGAGTATAAATAATGGAAGTAGTTTTTCTAAAGGCTAAACAACGACTCGTAAAAGAAATTTCAGTAACAGGAAAAAAGCCTTACCCACTTGCTAAAAACTTTACATCCTACCACCACAAATTTGACAAAACCTCAGAGGGGTTTGCTGAGTTTTTCAAACTGCTTAAGAAGTATTCTGTACAAGGAGTAGCTTTATATAAAGGCTTACTCAAAAAGAAATTAAAGAACGAATCTCGAGCCATGATGACGGATCGAGCAGCTCAAACAGAGTTATTAGTTTTTGATTTAGATGGGATTGAGTTTCCAATATCTTCTTCTAAATCAACCCTCAGCGAGTTTGATATACAAACTATTGCTGAGCAATTTGTTACCTACTTGCCGCCTGAATTTCAGGACGTAAACTATATTGCACAAGCATCTGCTTCCCTGGGCCTTAAAGGTAACAAAGTCTCAATGCATTTGTTCTTTCTTCTTAAATATCCAGTATATCCAAAAGTCCTTAAAGAATGGTTTAGGACTCTAAACTATGAAATAGACTTCCTAGCTAATCAATTAACTCTTTCAGCTAATGGACAAAGCATTGCGTATCCCTTAGATGTGAGCCTAGCGGATAATTCAAAGTTAATTTATCTAGCGCCACCTAAATTTGTTGGTATACAAGATCCGATCCCAGGGGAACGGTTTGTATGCATCACTCGTGGTCAACCAACCGTGGACATAGTTCCACTGTTAAAGGATGTAAACCCAGAAAAAGTACACATTTTAGGTGTGCATATTAAAGATGGTTTACGAAAAAAAGCAGGACTAACCAAGAAAGCCGAGCGTATCACTACTGTTAATGTGGGGGGCGAGGCTCAAGAAGTCTTGCAAAACCCTGACAGAATGACAATTGAGGTTGTTAGGGTAAGTGAACCTTATGTCAACTGTAACATTAACGGAGGAGATTCCGGTGCCTATTATTTTATTCTTACCAACCCTCACTATATGTACAATTTTAAAGGTGAGCCTGTATTTGAAATACAAAAAGCAGACCCAGAATTCTACAAAAGTATCTTCGATACCTTTGCAGACCAAATGGATGGAGGAAAGGAAGTCCGACCGGTAATCCTTCGAGATTACTATACTGATATTTTTTACAACGGTGTTTTCGATAAATCCCAAGAACAATTCACTGATACTTTCCCTTTAACTCCTACACAGAAAGGGTCTTTAGAGGGTTTTATGCGGACACATAATCGTCCTATGCCTGATTACGTTCCAGACGCACAAGTAGTATTTGATCCTTCTTCAGGTAAAGGAATGCAAATGGAAAAAGCTCCGTATTATGTAAATCTGTTTAGGAAGAGTACTTACATGCTCTCTGCAGACCAAGATGTACCCGAAATAAAATACGGAGAATCAGAAAATTTTAAAAAGTATGTACCCTTAACATACAAGCTTATTCATCAGATTCTTGGGAACGGTGTACTGGAAACAGAACACTTTATCAATTGGCTCGCTTACATTTATCAGAAAAAACAAAAGACTATGACCGCCTGGATACTTACAGGTGTACCGGGCACCGGAAAAGGGTTGTTTGTTCATAAAGTACTCAAACCTCTCTTCGGAGAGCAACAAGTACCCATGCGCGCATTAGAGAATATAGAAGAACACTTTAATCTCTATATGCGAATGGCTTTATTCCTAGTAGTTGATGAATTTCGGATGGGAGATTCAGGGAACATAGGCCGTATGGCCGATAAATTAAAACACCAAATTACCGAGCCTTCACTTACAGTACGTGCAATGCGTTCCAACCAGGTCGAATTACCGTCTTACTGTAATTTTTTATTCCTTACTAATAGAGCCGACGCCGTTAAAATAGAAGATGGAGACAGACGTTACAATGTAGCCCCTCGTCAAGAGCATAGGCTAGAGGATACATTTCCTTCTTTACTTACAAAGCTCGACGAGCTGGATAAAGAACTGTATTTATTTTCAGGCCTACTAGAGAAGTTTCAAATAGACCATCGTATGGCCCACACCGCATTAGATAATGAAGCGAAGAGGGATATGAAATTGGTTAGCATGTCAGTCTTAGAAGAATTTGCTAACGCGATTAAATTAAGCAATCTTGAATATTTTGTAGAGATATTAGATATTCCTCTTACAAACACATTTGATGCCGGCGGCATAAGTACTGCACAACGTTACATAAAAAACTGGATTGCTAACATACACCAAGAACTAATAATACCTATGCAACACTTTAAAGTGATGTATGATGTTTTGACGGATAGCAGGAAAGTATTATCCATTAGAGATTTTACTAAAGCTATGAATCGATTAAGTGTTGTAACTGTTCGTAAAAGAATGGGAGAAGGTGAACACCAGTCAGCTCCTCGAGGAGTGTTGGTAACCTGGCTTTTAGATAAAGAGATAAAAGAATCTTTATTAAAAACTCATTTTGACTCTAAAGATATAGAGCTACTAAAAATAACTTCGACCTAAAAATTTTATGGTAAAGCTTGTACAAGACAAGCGCCCGGATCTAGAAAATGTAGTTACTCCGGACGCCCCAAAGGAGTTGGGTCTTATACCAGCTTGGTCACACTCTACCTTAAAGACCTTTGAGTCTTGCGCTTATCGCTCATATATAGCCAAGGTTAAACGAATCCAAGAAGACTTTGGGCCCGCGGCTAAACGCGGGAGTGACATACACAAGTTAGCTGAAGAGTATGTAAAAGGGGAGCTAGGCGAACTTCCTTCTGAGTTAAAAAAATTTAAAAGCCAGTATGAAACATTACGTGCTTTATTTATTGACTCTAAAGTAGAGGTAGAAGGCGATTGGGGGTTTACTATTGATTGGGAACCCTGCGCTTGGATGGCTAAAGATGTATGGGCTCGAATCAAACTAGATGCGATTGCACATGAGACAGAGACCTCGGCTCGTGTAATTGATTACAAAACAGGCAAAATGTTTGGTAATGAAATAAGCCATTCTCAGCAAGCCCTTACTTATGCAATCGGAAGTTTCTTTCGATACCCAGAACTACAGCATGTACAAACAGAACTGTGGTATTTAGACCATGGGAAAACAACCGTACAAGCTTATACTCGAGATGAAGCATTAGTTTTTATGCCCAAGCTACATGAGCGGGCTATAGAGATGACTACTGCTACAACTTTTCCGCCCAATCCATCGACATATAATTGTCGGTGGTGTTCTTATAGAAAAGGAGAGGACCCTCATTGTCAACACGGGATGAATTAGTATAAACTTCACCTAGTATCAAATACTAAATACTAAATACAGAAACAAACATGAAATACAGGATTAAATATGAAACTCAAACCTATGCCCCCGTCCGGGGTATCGCCTGCGTATACACACCAGACTGAAACCACCGCTTTTATACTTAAAACACCTCGGTGTTTAATTACTTCTGACCCTGGTACGGGTAAGACCCGTTCTGTGTTAGATGCACTTGTAGCTCGTAAAAAAAGTGGTTCATCTTCAGCCGTTTTAGTCATAGCCCCGCTTTCTATATTAGAAGCAGCCTGGGGGGATGACATCAAAAAGTTCCAACCTGATATTAAGTACGGGGTTGCTTACGCAACTAATCGAGCCAAGATTTTTGCTGATGACTCATTCGATTTAATAGTCACTAACTTCGAGGCTGTTAACTTCCTGCATAAAAACCAAAAGTATCTTAAGAATTTCGATACGTTGGTGGTGGATGAATTCACGGCGTTCAAAAATAGAAGTTCTAAGCGATCAAAAAACTTAAAGAAAATTATCTCGCACTTTGACCATAGAATTTTTATGTCTGGTACTCCTAATACCAACACTATTCTTGATCTCTGGCATCCAGTTCTGTGTGTAGATGATGGAGATCGACTTGGGAAACGATTCTTTGGATTTAGAGGACAAGTCTGTACCCCTAAGTTCAATGGCTTTGCCAATGAGTGGATAGATAAACCAGGGGTAGAAGAAACTATAGCGCAATTGTTAAGCGATATTAATATTCGTCACGCCTTAGAAGATTGTATCGACCTCCCTGATAACGTCACTCGAATAATGCATACAAATCTCACACGTGACGTTAAACGTATGTATAACACTCTAGCCGAGGAGTCAGTTCTCTACACAAACCAGGGAACCATCAATGCAGTAAACGCTGGCGCACGTGTTAAGAAACTACTTCAACTTGTAAGTGGTGCAGTTTATGACGAACTAGGAGATATCAAGTATATCCATCAAGACCGGTACGACATGATCATGGACCTCCTGGAAGTACGTAAACACTCTCTCGTAGCTTTCAATTGGAAACATGAGCGAAATGCTTTAACTCAACTAGCCGACAGAAAAGGCTTTAGTTACGAAGTTATTGATGGGGAGACCCCGGCCCACAAGCGAGTAGATATTGTTGACCGATTCCAAGCTGGACAAATTAAAGTGTTGTTTGCACATCCACAATCAGCCGGCCACGGACTAACACTAACAAAAGCCAATACCTGCATATGGTGTAGTCCTACCTATAACGCTGAACATTTTCAACAGTTCAATCGCCGCATATATAGGGCCGGTCAGTCTAATAAGACAGAGACCATACTAATTGCTGCACGAGATACTTGGGAGGAAAAAGTCTACGAAAAGCTCAATGGGAAATTGGGCAAGATGGAAAACCTACTTAATGTTTTAAACAAACTTCATAGTCAGGAGGATTTATGAGCGACCGTAAGTTAAACGATATTATGGATGAGCTAACTGCTATACGTAAGCAAGAAAGCGATATCCAGGCGTCGCAAAAACAGCTAAGGCTGCGCCGAAACGATCTCGAAAGTGAAATCATGTGGAAAATGGAAGAGCAAGGTCTCGACCAGATTGCTAATGACTTATGTACTATTTCTAAAAAGAAAGAAATTGTACCTACAGTAGACGACTGGGACGCTTTACACCAGCACATACTGGACACAAAACAGTTTGAGCTTTTGCAGCGAAGAATGTCAGCTACTGCTTATCGAGAGCTTCTACAAATGGAGATGTCTGTTCCAGGCGTAAAAGCAACTGAACTTACTAAGATTAACTATCGCAGTAAGTAACATTAACCACGAAAGAAGGAAGGTGAAAAAATGGCTAATAGTGCCGCAGCAACATCCCTAGTTTCTAAAACTGTGCCCGCACATGTTAAAGAATCTAAAGGACTTGGGAATGAGAATGTCGGTGGTGAACACTTACAAACTCCCAGGGTAAAACTTTTGCAGCAAATGAGTAGCGAAGTTGACGAAAACCATGACGCCTATGTCGACGGGGCTAAACCCGGAGACTTGCTAAATACGGTAAGTAATGAAATCTACGGTAAAGAAATATACGTTATTAACGTACATTTCAAGGAAGAATTCGTTGTTTGGCGTAAACGGGAAAAAGGTGGAGGTCTAGTCAGAATTACTGCTTCAGCGGTAGAAGCGAATGAGGTAGTTAGCAGTCAAGAAGGTTCTGCTGATGATTATGAGATTATTCAAACTCAGTCGCATCTACTACTACATAAGGATGAAACTACAGGAGAGTTAGACTCTACTCCATTCCTTATGGACTTTGCTTCTTCTAAACTGAGAGTATCCCGTGAATGGAATACACAAATAGCTCAGTTAGGTGGGGATCGATTCTCATCTCTTTGGAAGTTATCTTCGGTAAAAACTCAAAACCGGTCAGGACAAGGGTTTCACAACCTCAATGTACTGAAACAGGGTTGGGTTACTGAGGATGATTATATCAGTGCTAAAAGAGTCTACGATGGAATAGCTAAATCTTAGCTTTTCTGGAGACATTTTGTGCGTACATTGTACCGGGACCGTGCGATGTACGCATTTTTTTACATACCATTTGACCAAGAGGGAAAAATGACAAATCAAGACGAACCAATTATAGAAAAGAATGTTCCTGTTCCTCGAACAATGAGAAGCAGTAAAAGCCTAGATCTTTTTCGGAAAATGGAGGTAGGGGATTCTGTTGTTCTCCCTGAGCGAAAAGACGTTAATAACGTCAAAGCTCTAATTCGTAGCAGGGGATTTCGTGCTGTAGAAAGGAAGCTCCAAGATGGAGCAGGTTGGAGAGTATGGATGCTAGACTTACATGTTGAGGAGCAGAGTAAATGACCACAGGTTATATAACATTCCACCCCAACTTAACAATAAAGCAAGTTCAACGATTCTTAGGACGTGGCTGGAAACTACGGTGGTCGCCAGATGGCTAAAATTATTATCGAGATAGATACCGTCGAAGACCGTAGCCTAATTGAACTGCTAGAAAGACTGATTGAACTTTTGGAGAAAGCGAAACAGGACAAATAAATGAGCAAAATTATCTATTTAATACCCTTAATAGTTTCTTTCACAGGTTTGCCTGTAGCTGCGTACGATTACACAGAAGACGATAAAAACTCTGTAATAGATTGTTATACCGAAGAGTGTGATCCATATTCGAAATATCAGGACCCATATTCAATTTACCAAGATCCGTACTCAATTTACCAAGACCCATATTCGGTGTATCAGGACCCATACTCAGAAAACTACGTACCAAACTGTAAATTGACTGGGTCATGCTAGTTACATACTTTTCTTTTTATTCTATGTTATTCTTCTACAAATGAATTTAAGCATTTTCTTAGGAGCCCTCCTACTCGCCACTGCCGGTGGTTCATACTCTTATATAAATATGCAAAAGGCTCAAATCAGTCAGTTACAAGTTGAATTGCAAACTGCTGTTAACAACCAGGCCGTGTTGGAAAGTACCATTAGACAACAAAACACACAGATGCAAGAGCAGCTCGAGAATCAACGTGTTAATCAAATCCGTATTGCAGACCTCTCAGAAGCTAATCAAGATGCTAGAGAAGAAGTAACTAAATTACGGAATACTTTCGCTAAACATGACCTAAATTCCCTAGCCATTGCAAAGCCCGAATTAATCGAACGCGCAGTGAACCGTGGAACAAAAAAAGTAGGCGAAGAACTAATGACATTAACCAACCCGAGACAATTTGATGCTGAAGTGGCTATTGTTGAGTAGCCTTCTATGGTTACAAGGTTGCTCCTCGCTTAGTAGTTTTCTGGGGAAAGTCGCAGTCCCCGAAGTAAAACCCGTTGAAGTTGTTACAATTACTAAGCCGGCGCCCATGTACCACCCCCCTCTTCCAGAATCGATTACGCCTGCTCAAGTCGAATGGACAGTCCTTAACCCTAGTGTTATGCGGCAGTATATTGAGAACTATGATGCAGGTAATGCGCCCGCAATGGCTTATTACGGATTAAGCTCACAAGGGTATGAGAACTTAGCCAATAGTTTTGCAGATGTAAAACGTTACATCCGCCAGGTATTGAATATTGTTCAGTACTACCGCGATAACGACCCCGCAAAAGAAAAAGAGCCAGAAGCCGAAAGTGAATGAATCCGGTTTCATTTCCAAAATAAATAAGAAACTCTCGCCTAAAATCTATAAATGGAAAATTAACGACCCATATCACGGAGGAGTACCTGACACGTACTATTCCGGACCAGGGGCCCTTTGTTTTGTAGAGTATAAATACAAGCCAAAACTACCTAAAAAAGGATCCTCGAGAATTAATTTTGGACTTTCTTCTCAACAAGAACTTTGGCTTAACTCACAAAAAGCTTTTGGGGTCCCAGTTTTTGTAGTAGCAGGATGTGAGGATAAGTTAGCTTGCTTAAGAACTAACTTTGGAAAATGTAATACTTTTACTAAAGATGCTTTCCTAAATGAATCTATCCACTTTAATGACTTTATAGAGCTGCTCAATAAGCACTGTTTAGATGGGCTACTATAGAAACTATTATGGAGCCAGAACTATGCCTGATGAACCATATACTGTAGAGGAGATATCAATGGTTGATATGGTCAATAGCCCTCCTCATTACAACGACGGAAAAGTTGAATGCATTGAAGCTATAGAAGCAGCTATGTCCGGACAGGCTTTTGAAGGATATCTAAAAGGGAATGTTTTAAAATATATCTGGCGCTATGAAAAGAAAGGCGGAACTCAAGATCTTGAAAAAGCAAAATGGTATCTTACAAAACTCTCAGAGGTAGCTAATGTTAATGAATTCTTCTCCACTACAAAAGAAAATAAACCGGGAATGTAAATGTACGAGTACAACTGCCAAGTAACACGAGTAGTTGATGGAGATACCATCGATGTCATTCTTGACCTTGGTTTCAAAGTCTTACATAAATCTCGAGTCCGTCTCTTTGGTATTGATACTCCTGAATCACGCACACGAAACAAAGATGAAAAAGTCCGCGGTAAGATGGCCTCCAAATTCCTCCAAGATGCAATTGATTCAGGTAAAGTTGTTATACGCACCGAACTCAAGGACTCTCGAGGTAAGTTCGGCAGGGTATTAGGAACTGTCGTAGTAGATGGGGTGGATATCAATCAAGCTATGTGCGATGCACATCTGGCGGTGCCTTACTTTGGGCAAAGTAAAAATAAAGTTGAAGCAGAGCACATGGAAAACAGAGAAAAACTTATCAAATTAGGACAATTTACCCCAGTTACGCCTTCCTAGCACTTGCCGTCCGTTTAAACGATCTATTTTTAGATCTACTCTGTACAACAAGATTCTTAGGGTTACTATTCCTAGGATTACCATCTTTATGATGGATATCTTTATTATCCCCCTTAGACACAGTGCCGTCACGTAACGCCGCTCTCCGAACATTGTTACGTGCGGCGCGTCTTTTCTTTTGAGCAGCACCCCCTTGGTAGTTATCGTATTCTTTTCGATAATTCCTAGCCATTACTTATCCTTAGCCTTACCGATATTCAAAGCCAGGAAATCAATAAGCTTATAGAGCTTAGCTAGAAGCTTGTCGCCCTGTGGAGTAGGTGTCACAGCCGCTACTAAAGAAGCAATAGCAATAATCGCTGTTACCCACATAAATATATTTATGAATAGCATTTAATGTTCCTCATCACAGTGAATGATTAATGCCCAACCGAGTATACACTTAAAGGTTTAGCTTTACCTTTTACTTCTATGTCCCGTACGTAGTCTACTTCTATACGTGAAGCCTTGGCCGTGCTTTCTCCAATTAAGATATCTACCCCGACCTCTTTTGTGGCGCTTTCATAACGCGCAGCCTCATTAACAGCATTTCCTATAGCACTAAAATCAAAGCGCGTATTTGAACCCATGTTCCCTATAACCGCGGGTCCCGTGTTTAGCCCAACTCCAATAGCTACAGGGACTGGCAACGTTGTGTTTAGGTTTTGAATACCTCGTTGTATTTCAACCGCGCACTCTATTGCTCGAGTTTGATGGTCTTCCAAATCAAGAGGAGCATTGAATATTGCCATACATGCATCCCCGATAAATTTATCGACCATCCCCCCATACTTCTGAACCGCAATCACTTGAACTGATAATGTTGCATTCATTATCTCTGTTACTTCTTGAGGGCTCATCTTCTCAGACATCGAAGTAAATCCACGTAAATCTGTAAACAAATACGTACACGTACGTGTTTCTCCTCCCAGGTGCAGTAATGCAGGATCGTCTTGAAGCCGCTTTACTTGCTTGGGATCCAGATAGTGTTCAAATTGTTTCTTAATCTGCTGGCGTAAGAGTGATTGTTCTCTGAAATTGAGCCAAAACTGCTCCCCCACTATTACTAATAAAGCGATCAAACTATATGTGGTATCAATGAGAAGAGATTGTTTTACTACAAAATACCACTCTAACCCACCTATGCTTACAAGGAGCGCGGCCGCTCCAAGGGCCATGTACGCATACGTACATTTACGTCCTAAAAGAAGAGCTAATGTACAGACAAGAAGCAAAATGAGTAGCTCGTAAGCTAGCCTATCCGCTGGAATCTGGGGGCTATTAGGTAAAAGCAGACTTTCTGCCAGGGCAGCTTGTATGTAATGCGGGTTCAATAGACCGTGAGGCGTGGCTACTTGAGGCATAACCCCGGCTGCTGAAACACCCACAAAGACAAACTTACCGTCGACCAGGGGCTCTTGTAATGTAGTGGTAGGAGTATCAATCCAAGAAATCCACTTTCGACCGTACGTATCTGTAGCTATGGGCCCTAAAGCTGGAATACGTACTGCCTGGATCCCACTTTTGTAAGTCTTGATCTGATATGTTCCTTCTCCAGTAAGCACCTTCAACACCTGTGTGGCAAAAGATGCTACCCAACCTTCGGGCGTTTTCATTACCAAGGGAGCTCGTCGTACCAGATTGTCCACATCAGTCCGAACGGAAACCAACCCTTGCAAAGCTGCTTGTTCTAGGGGGCTTACATTCGCTAAGTGCCCGTATATTGCAATTGTATGCACAGGATCGTCCCCAAGGACTACGGTCCCATCCGTTGAAGGATAAATCCTATTTTCATACTCAGGGACTGCCAGTACATTAGTGCCGCGGGCGAGACTTTTAGCGAATGCATCATCTCCATCGAAGCGGTCTGCTTGGGGAAACATGATGACCCAACCCACGCCTAACGCTCCACGGTCGATTAAATCAGTTTGTATAGAAGCTAACGTGTGCCTGGGAAAAGGCCA